CCGCACTGCTGTCTGTAAAGGGACACGCAGGCTACGGTGAGCCGGGCAAGGATATCGTCTGCGCCGCCTGCTCTGCCCTTACCGAGACACTTGCCGCCCGTTTTTGTGACTGCGACGGACCCGGGAAATTCAGCACAGAACGGGGAGAAGCAACATTTTTAGTCTCCCGTGTCCCCGGCAGAGAGAGCAGTTACAGCGCTCTCAGAGCAGATGTGGAATTTGCGGTAAGGGGTCTTGAGCTGCTGGCTCAGAACTATCCACGTTACGTAAAAATAAACAAAAAGTTTGGTATCGGCATTACGCCTTCAGATAACCAAAAGAGTCGCCCACTTACGGGCAGAAAGGAAAGCATAAATGCATAACTTAAGAAAAAAAGGCATCGACCTTACCCTCTTCGGAGAATCGGCAGATCTTCCGGCAGAGGCCGGCGTAAACGGGACTGACGCCGAGTCCCGGGAAAAGAGCGTAAACATCTCTGCAGAAAACAGTTCTGCCGACGATGATTCCCTTAACGCTCAGAGGGAAAATGACACAAGTGATGCCGAAGCCAAGCGGCAGGCGGAATTTGAACGTCTGATAAAGGAAGAGTACAAGGATCTTTATGACAAAAGGGTGAGTGAAACGGTAAGACGTCGGCTGAAGTCCGCAAAGGATACCGAGGCCAGGTACAACCGCATAAAACCCGCCCTCGAGTTTCTCTCAAAGCATTACGGCTCCATTCCCGAGGATGCCGATATCCGAGACAGCTCTGGCGAAGAAAACGGCAGAGCACCACTCGAGCAAAGCAAAACAGACGATGAGATAAGAGCCATCGCTGACAGCAGAGTAAGAGTCTGGGTAAAGGATGCAGGAGAATTAAAAGAGGTGTACCCTTCCTTTGATCTGAGACAGGAGATGTCCGACAGAAGATTCACACAGCTGTTAAAGAGCGGTGTTGACGTAAGAACGGCCTATGAGGTACTGCACAAAAATGAGATCATCCCCGCAATAATGAATTATGCCAAAAAAAGCGCGGAGGAGAGAATAACCAATACTATCCTTGCAAACGGTATCAGGCCCAGCGAAAACGGACTGTCCCCCGGCTCACCGGCTATCGTCAAGAATGATGTGTCAAAGCTTACCCGTGATGACAGGCGGGAGATAATTCGCCGTGTCCAGCGGGGAGAAAAGATCAAATTCTGAAAACAAAGGAGAAAAACATGAACAACAATTACATTGACCTTCAGCTTTTTGCTGACACCACAGTAAATACCACTGTATCTACCGCAACCGGCAACGATCTGTCACCTGAAATGAAGACCTTTTACGATATGAACCTTATCGATGAGGCCTCCGCACTTCTCGTTCACGATCAGTTCGGTCAGAAGCGTCCCATTCCCGCAAATTCCGGCAAGACCATCGAGTTCCGTAAGTTCTCCCCTCTTGCCAAGGCAACAACTCCTCTTACCGAGGGTGTTACCCCCGACGGAAAGGCCCTTAACGTTCAGGCGGTCACCGCTACCGTTTCTCAGTACGGCGACTACATAGTTCAGAGCGACGTGCTTGAGCTTACCTCCATTGACAACACCATCGTTGAAGAGACTAAGCTGCTTGGCAGACAGGCAGGCCTTACCCTCGATACCATCGTAAGAAATATCATAGTGGCAGGCACCAACGTAAACTACTGTCCTAAGGTTGCCGCAGACAGAAGCGAGACCGCAGTTACCTCAAGAAGTGCTCTTGACACCACTGCCAAGCTCACCGTAAAGCAGGTACAGAAGGCTGTGGCAAAGCTTCGTGCAAACAATGCTCCCACCATAAACGGTGATTACGTTGCCATCGTACACCCCTACGTTGCCTACGACCTTATGCGTGACCCCGAGTGGATCGACGCACACAAGTATGCTCAGCCCGAGAATCTTTACGTTGGCGAGATAGGCAAGATCAGCGGAGTAAGATTCGTTCAGACCTCTGAGGCAGCTATTATCAAAAACAGCACCTGTCCCAGCGGTCTTGCGGTATTCTGTACCCTCATCTTCGGCGATGAGGCATACGGTACCACCGAGATCACCGGCGGAGGTCTTCAGACCATCGTAAAGCAGAAGGGTTCTGCCGGTACAGCCGATCCCCTTGATCAGAGAAGCTCTGTGGGCTGGAAGGCTCTTAAGACCGCAGAAAGACTGGTAGAAAACTACATGGTCAGAATCGAATCCTGCGGCGAGTTCTCTCAGTCTGCATCTGCTAACTGATAGAAGCTAAACCATAATAAGGGACGGGAGCGGCGAGTTGCCCGGGGGAACGGACAACGGAATGATAATTTACCTGCCGGATATTCAGGACCCCGGTATCTCTCGCCCGGGCGGGACAACAAAATATAACAAACGGAGGAAAAAACAAATGTCAAATACTGCTACCGCAGAAAAGAAATATAAGATCAGACTTCCCAAGACCAAGGAAATGGCCGATGACGTTTTCGTGTCGGTAAATGACCGCAGCTGGCTCATCAAGCGCGGTGAAGAGGTCGAGCTGCCGGAATGTGCTTATGAGGTGCTGAGAAACCAAGAGCTGGCTCTCCTTCACGCATACGAGTACAGTGAGGCGGCAGAAAAGAAATAATGAAAAGCAACTTTATCCCGAAGGGGGAATCATATGACGATAATCGAAGCGCTGGACAGAACAGACTCTCTCGTACCCAACGGTTATACGGTACAAGATAAGATCCGCTGGCTGTCAATGCTTGACGGCATGATAAGCCGCGATATATTCCTCACTCACGAGGATGCTCCCATGGATGAGCCTATATCTTACTCTGAGGACATACCCATTGATACTTCTCTTCTGGTTCCTCACCCATATGATGAACTGTACGTGTATTTTTTGGCCTCGCGTATCCATTATTCAAACGAGGAGTATGCGAAATATAACAACGCCCTCATTATGTATAACTCGCTGTACTCAAGATTTGCCGCAAGCTACAATTCCCTTCACGTCCCTAAGGGCGGGAAGCTGAAATTCTTCTGAGAGGAGTGGAGATATGTTACTTCCAAATCTCGGAGAGCCTGCACTCAGCCGAAGCGTGACAGATGTGTTTGGCGGATATAACAGAAGTGCCACATACGCCGACGGTGAATTTACAGATATGGAGAATCTTTCTTCTGACAGCTATCCTATGCTCTCACCGAGAAAGGTCAGAGGTATTTACGCCGCACCTCTGGAGGCAAGCTGTCTTATAGCAAAAGACAGTCTGTGTTACACAGACGGGACAGACATAGTTATTAACGGATACCATGTGGACATGGGGCTGTCGAGAGATCCCGATATGCTGCCAAAGCGTGCTGTGTCTATGGGGGCGTACCTGATCATCCTGCCTGACAAAAAATATATTAACACAAAGGATCTAACCGACAAAGGAGACATTGAGGCAAGCTTTACCTCGTACGGTACGGTGACGTTTTCAAACTGCTCGATAGACGGCAGCGAATATGAGAACTGTACTGTTTCGGTATCTGCACCGGAGTCTCCCGAAAACGGTACCTACTGGGTAGATACATCCTCTTCCCCGTGCGTGCTTAAGGAATACTCCGCATCAAGCGGTGTATGGGCAGAAATTGAGTCCACTTATATAAAGATCTCCTCTCCCGGGATCGCCCGTCTTTTCTCTGAATACGACGGGGTCCGTATATCTGGAATAGATGAAAACAACACTGAGCTCAGTGATCTTGAAGGGGGCGATACTGTTCTCTGTTCGGTATACTGCGATCCCGATTCCCCTGCCGAAGACTACATAGTAGTCCCGGGTATCATATCTGTACCCGTAAGCCAGAGCTCTGCTCTGTCCATAAAGCGAATAATGCCGGACATGGATATGGTAATAGAGTCGGAAAACCGGCTGTGGGGGTGTAAATACGGCATATCCCGTGAGGGTGAGACTGTAAACGAGATATACGCCTCAAAGCTGGGAGATTTTAAGAACTGGAACGTCTTTATGGGAATATCCACTGACAGCTACAGAGTTTCCCTCGGTACCGACGGACAGTTTACCGGTGCAGTAAACTACCTGGGGTATCCCGTGTTCTTCAAGGAAAACTGCTTTCATAAGCTTCACGGCAGCTACCCTGCAAACTACAGAGTCCAGACTACTCTGGGACGGGGTGTCATGCGGGGAGCGGAGGACAGCCTGACGGCGGTAAATGAGGTGCTGTACTACAAATCAAGAGACGGTATATGTGCCTATGACGGATCACTTCCGGTAAATATATCCGAGCCGCTCGGACACACGGCGTACACGTCAGGTGCTGCAGGAGCTTATGACAATAAATATTATATCTCAATGAAGGATCAGTGCGGTAATCCCCATCTTTTCGTGTATGACACTCTGCGCAGACTGTGGCACAGAGAAGACAGTACAGATGCCGCAGTGTTCTGCTGCTGCGGAGGCGAATTATACTTTATTGACCGCAAGGACGGAAGGATAAAAACTGTAGGCGGCACCGGAGAAAAGGAGCCCGGGGATATAAAATGGATGGCAGAGACCGGGATAATAGGGAGATATTCCACCGACAGTAAGACAGTATCCCGGCTTTCGGTAAAAATGTCTCTTTCTGAGGGCAGCCGCATCGCATTTTTCATCAGATACGATTCGTCGGGAAGCTGGGAAAAGGTAATGGATGTGGTAGGACATTCTCTTGACAGCTTTACCGTACCTATACGCCCCAGACGGTGCGATCACTTCTCCCTTAGGATTTTAGGAGAAGGGGAGGGCACGGTACATTCTATCTCAAAAACCTACTACGAAGGAAGCGAGGTAAAATGAAAAACCAGGGAATAAGACTTCCGCATATATCCTCAGGTTCAACAGAAGGCCGGCAGAGAGAGCTTGAAAACTATCTCTACCAGCTGGTAGAGCAGCTGAATATGGCTCTTGAGGTCATTGACGGTGCGGAAGACGGAAATACCGCCGGGCAGGCACAGGTAAATAAGTCTCAGCCGGACAAAAAGGAGGATGGCACAGCATCTTTCAACTCTGTCAAGGCTCTGATAATAAAATCTGCAGATATAGTAAACGCATACTACGAGGAAATGAAAAAAAGATTCAGTAGTGAATACGTAGCGGTATCCGACTTCGGTACATACAGAGAGTCTACCGTCTCAGAGCTGAGTGCAAACGCTGATTCTATCTCACAGCTGTACAGCAATCTGCAGACAGTCATAAGCGATATAAAAAACATTGAAAGCTCCCTTGTCAGGGTAAACGCTTATATCAATTCAGGTCTTATTGACTACGATGAAAGCGGTGCACCGATATACGGCCTTGAGATAGGACAGACCACAGAAACAGACGGAGAAACGGTTTTCAGCAAATTTGCAAGATTTTTGCCCGACAGACTGTCCTTCTACGACGGCTCGGGCAGAGAGGTTGCGTACATCGGCGACTATAAGCTGTATATAACCGACGGAGAAATCACGGGAAACTTTAAGCTGGGCAGGTACAGTCTGGTGCTTTCAGACGGTATTGCCTTCAAGTGGATGTAGGAGGGATGATCTATGGCTTTATCAGGTTTTTTTGCAGGCTCATACAGAGGTTATACCTATCGGATATCCTGGCAGGGCAGTCAGAGCATACCCGAAAACTGCACCCGCATTTCATGTACTCATGAGCTGGTGTGTGCCTCCGGCTATGATCTTTACATAAGCTCGGCACGTACACATTCGGTATCTGTCGGAAACAGCACCGTGACCTTCACCACCTCATCCCTGTCCACAGATGGAGGAGAAACGATAACTCTCGGAAAAACATCCCATACTCTCTATCACTCAGAGGACGGAAGCTGCAGCTTCAGTCTGTCAGCCAAGTTTTCCATGAAAGCCACCATCTCAGGTGTATATGTAGACGGAATAACGGTGACCGGCACGGCTGAGCTTGATACTATAGCAAGAGCATCTTCTATCTCTGTGCCGGACGGTACTCTTGGGGTAAAACAGCAGATCACAGTAAGTAAATATTCAGACAGCTTCAGACACAGTCTCACCTATGAGGCCGGAGAATACAGCGGTACTCTGCTCTCCCCGGGTGACTCATTCACTGCCGTCTCCTGGACACCGTATTATGCTCTTGCGGAAAATGCCGCAGGGGGGGAGTACGTTGCCGTTACCTTCACACTCACCACCTTTTCGGACAGCACGGCTACATCGGTAATAGGAAAAGAGGAGACCGCTGCAAGGTACAGGATCCCTCAGAATTTCTACACGCTGCCGGATGTTTCGGTAATAACCGAACCGAATAACGGGGGACTCCCCCCCGAGCTTTCAAATCTCTATATCCAGGGGCTTACCAAGGTTCGGATCTTAATGTCGGAAAAAGCCAAG